TTTTTTTAGTTCAGCATCTCCCTTTTTACCTAAAGTAGCTACTTTTTCGAATACTCCGGTTACAGCATACCCGGTTGCAATAATTGCTTGAGCTACTGCTGCCAACACATCCATTGTGATTCTTAATGCTCCTGCAAGCCCTATTACGGATGCAGTAATGCTAGAAATGGCAATCATACCTATAGCACCAATAATATTTTTAAGGATTGATTTTACTGGATCTAGAGACTGGCTTATTGCATTAATTGGCCTTTGCAAGCTGTTAAACATAGTCGTTATTCCGGATATTGCTGTTTTGACCACGCCTTGAATATTTCCTATATTCTTGTTCCAAGCATAATATATTGCTCCAGCAACAGCTGCTACACCTGCTGCTATTGGTATCAAAGCACCTAATGAACTACCTAAACCGCCAGCTGCTACTGTTCCAGCAACCATTCCGGCAGTTGATCCTTTAATACCTTTCCCAATACCGCTCATGGCTTCACCATCTTTTACAGCGGTATTAGTAAGAATGGCTAATTGTTGGTCAGTAGCACCCATTGTTTTCAAAAATGAAAACATCTTAGTATTGATAGCCTCAGTAGCTCCAGTCATCGCGCCTTTTAATTGTTCAACAGCTGATCTTGGATTCAACAATGCTTCTATCATTGCTTTACTTGCTTGCTTCGACTTTGGAATAATTCCAGTAAAACTATTAGCTAAATCACTTAATTTGTTTTTAAATAATTGTGTGGCTTTTTCTGAACCAAGTTCATATCCAAAGTTAAAGACCGCTTTTGTACCACCATTTACAGCATTAATAAAGGGTTTCAATGATAATGAATTGGCTAATCCAATAAATTTTTTAAAACTCGAGCTTGTCACTGTGACGCCACGACTAACTAATGTTAAATCAGCTTGCATGAACATCAATATATTGTAAGTTAATGTTATCATTCACTGTGGCAAAGAATTGTCCCTTTGGTACGGAGTTATTAATCATTGGTGTAACGTTAGTAAATCCAGTTAATAATGTCATCCCAAAGCCGACCGATTGCCCATTAGTAATAGTTGCTTCTCCTAAATAATCGCCCGCATCTTCTGGATTGATGAATACAATTGTGCCAGCATTTTCATCATCAAAAATAGAGCCCAACTTGCCCCATGACTTCCCAAATGCTTGTTGTAAATCGTTAACATTGCCTAAATCAGTTGGCGCAGTTCCTAAATACTGGAAAAAGTCAGTACGAATGTCCTTTTGAATTTTATTTAAAAGACGGTTATCAGTTTTGGCAACGGCCATATCATAACCCACTCGTTGAATTTCTTCGGCTGATACAGCTTTACGCCATTTCTTCAGTCCAACTTCAAATTCACGATCTTTGACGCGTTCGACTGCCGTTAATGGAATATCTTCGCCTTCGCCAATTTCAGCGGGATTGATCGGATTACCATTGGTATCTTTTGGATCTGTAATATTAAATTTGTAGGTTTGAATTTTGTTCCCTTGCTTCATGGGTTGAGGGCGAGTAATCCCTAATGCTTGCCGCAATTTCTCTAGTGATTCGCTAAATTTATTAACGAAATCAATAGCTTCCACTTCACCCATTGCAGGTGTTTTAATTAAATTCTTATCCATTTAAATGTCTCCTTACTCGTTATCTAAATAGTTCTATGTTATCGGCAATGGCTTTTTTGCGCTGAAAGTCATCTTTAATTGCTAATATCTCATTTTTGCTCATTTTGTTAGCGGGATTAGTATCAGCAGGTGGCGTTTGGCCTTTCCGTATATCATTTTTAACTTGCTCTGCAATTCGATTACATAAACCTTTAATAGCTTCAACTTTGGCGTTAGTAGATTCCTCATCTTTATCAACAACCAACTCTAATTCGCTGTCAGTTAAAGTTAACCCACTCTCTGATAATTGAGATCGAACATTATCACGTAATTCGTAGTGTTTAAGCTTTTCCATGGCTTCTTCGGCCAGTTGCTTAGCTTTCTTAGCCTCATATGCTTTTTTTTGCTCATTATTCATCTGAGTCTCTTTGATAGCTTCCGCAATATCTGCTTTACGTTTTTCTTCAGCCTTTGCTAATTTAGCTTTGACAATGTTATTAACGTCTTCATCGGTATATTTTAATTTTGGTTGAGAATTATTTTGTGGTTGTTTGTTATTAGGCTCAGTATTATTCCCCCCTTTACCTGGCTCCTTAGGTCCTGGTTCAGTATTGCTTCCAGCTGGGTTTTGATTATTATTTGGTTCAGCAAAATACTGTAAATTCATATTTAAGCGGTTTGATTTATTCATTACAAATAAGCTCCTTCCATAGCTTTTAAAGTGGATCCATGCCTGCACCTTCCCATAGCTTTTTACGTCATCAATGCTTGGACACCTTTGCCATAATAAAAACGCCTTAATTTAATCTTTAAGACGTTCTTACTAAAATAATTATTTATTATCTTTTAAAGGTCTGCCATCGCTATCTAAATGCCATGCTTCCCGTAGTTGCTTCATGAAGTTATCATGTTTAGCTTTCTCTTTAGCAGTTGGGTCATGTGATTTAACTATTTTCCATTCTTTGGGATCTCCCTGCCATCTTGTGCCACTGTATGGCTTTTCTTTTTTATTCATGATTATTCTTCCTCAACAACTATAATTGGTTTATTGTCATTATCTAAATACATATCAAGTATTCTGAATTGGGTACCACGTTTGAATAATACCTCTTGTTCAATATCATTATAACCTTTTAGATCGTGCCCAGAATGCGATTTTTTTATGATCATTCTAATTGAATCATTGGGATCAAAGACGGTTTTACTAGCTGATAAATAAGACTGTGGGTTGAATTCTTCATTTTCATATAATTGATTTAATAGATCGTACATATCTTTTGTATCACGAAATTTAGTAAATGAATGAATTAGATTTTTTCCTTTATACACAGGCAATTTATTTAAGGCTTTATCTAAGTTATTCGCCCACTCCTCTTGCATATCAGTTAGTGGAATTCCTTGTCGCAAAGCTGCATTTAATCCATATGAATCAAAGCTTAAATACTTATTTAACGCTCTCAGTTCATCAGAAGTCAGTTTATTAGGCTCTTCTATTCCATCTTCATTTTCATTTGGCATATAGGCAGCTTTAGAGCACCGACAATTTGGATGCATGGGAATTCCTGGCGACTTGGTTAATTTATAAATACCATCATGTGCTTCCCCTACATCGATGCACAGTGGACAAGCTGTCGGCTCATAGACCCATTTAACATATTCAATGCCCATCTTTTTAAATGAATCATTTTGTGCAATATCTTGCACTCTGGCAGTCTCAGTTCTTGCTAAACGTTGTGTTACATAAGTGGTATTTTTAATCTTGTCAGATACCAATCCACGCAATTTTCTTGCAATTTCTTCGGGGCCTGCGCCTTGAATCATGGATTTTGTCAACAGGTCATCCAACTGAGCCTGGAGTGCATCATTATTAACCCAAATACGTTGCGACCATGTAGCGCCATGAAAGTCTGCATTAACAACTTTTTCAATTCTATCAGCTATATCATCATTCTGATTATGGTATCCAAGAATCCCTGATTGCCGTTTTCTTTCGGCTCTGTATTCATCGTTGAGTTTTTGATTCATCATTTGCTCAATATCGGAATGAGTGTCTAACAATGCTAGCCCAATTTCTGATTTAAGATACTCCAGTCTGTTAATACGCATTGTGGCATTATATAGCTTTAATTTTGCATTGGCATAAGCACTGAGGTCTTTATTTTTAACCATTTTTGCTGCTGTTTTTTCAAAAGCCTTAACATCAAATTGACTAACTTGCTTAATAGCATCTTCCATACTAATTCCGGCAGAATGGGCATAATTAAAATAAAATTTTTGTATGTCGTCATTAATTTGCTTCAATGCTTTTTGATAGTGAGCTTCGATTCTTTTAGCAAATTCTTCATCGCTTTTTAAGTTCTGAGCAATCCATTGTTTTTCACGTTGTAACCAATATTTCTTATTTTCCATCTTCTTCACCGCTTATTTTGCTGGGCGTAGTAAAATCATAATCTGCTGGATTATTTTTGATGGCGTTATTGATTTTTTGGTTAGCTTCTTCCTCTATTTTTTGAATTTCTGCTTTAGGATCAGGAACATTGGAAAGCACTCCCAACTGAGTCTCCTTGGAAACAATGCCCTCAAGTGTCTTCGCTGTGTTAGCTTCGTCAGCAATGTTACGCGGTAAATTGCGGCTAAACTTAAATTGCAAGTGGTTAATTGGGTCGTCTTTAGCTGTGCCCGACAAGAACTGCTTTATTTTTTTAACTTTGTTTTCAAGTGTGAAGTCGACGGTATCTCTAGCGTCAAACCATAATTTGTAAAATTCTCGTAAGGCGTTAGTAAACTTACGTTCTTTATTTGACGCTAATCCTCGCATTGATTGCATTCGCAGTTCAATAGAATATCCACTGGCCGTTGAGCTGGCGCCGCTGTCTATATTGTCTAAATTGGCAACCATTGCAATAGTAAATAATCTTTTTTCTAAACGATCTAATAAGTTTTCTTGTGTACCGTCACCATTTGGGCGCGTCAGAAATTCAGCTTTAGAATCCGCTTCTGGGTTAATAATTACTCGATTGTCGGCCATTGATTGTAGGTCGTCTTTTTTTATGCTCCCACCACTCAAATATAAATATGCATCGGCTATAGCTTCAACATCATTTGCTTTTTGTGATACTGCATTGTTGATACCATTCATGATAGTTTTAACTGATTCAAAAACACCTTGACGCTCTTCATTCTCAATAAATTCTATAGCTGGTACGCTACCAATCATGTGATCTGTTTGACTGATAATCTGATAGGAATCGTTATAGGTAGTTTGTTGAGTGTCATCATAAACGCTGATTGTTAAATGGTTGTTGTCGTCCACTATATAGCGAATAAAGTACAGGGGAGTTTGTGCAATTGTATTATCGTAAACTATAAATGAATTTTGTGGGCTGGAGATAGCGCTTTTCATTTGGCCATGTTCGTCGTAGTAACAAAAAAGATAGCTGCGACCATAAATAGAAGTCTGCTTAGCTACCTCATTCAATTTGTCTGTAATGGAGTTTGTGTTGTTAAAGTTCTGTAAATCCTCGTTTACCTTATCATCGCCGTCGTAAGTTATTTGCGGAGGAATACCGAATAAATACCCATTAAAGACATCAACGATATATTTGGCAAAATTTATTACAATGCGATTATCTGGTTTATTTAGCGGCTTGGGTTTTTTATCTAAAATAGGATAATGACCCTTGTACATTGATATATTCTCTTTGTAGTTCTCGCATAATGTATTAATTTGATAGTGGATAAACCCCCGTAAATCATCAGCTGTTAAACTTTGATTCTTTGGAAAAATAAAAATATCGTTATCTGTAATGCTTCCCTTTCCATCTATGGCCATTGACTCACCTCCTAAATATTTACATTGAGTACCTTGAATTCTGCCGGTTTTTCATAAATCACCATATATACGAAATACCGCATTGCGTCCATTGCGTGATCATGCTGTTTAACG